GCAAGTGGGTCTGCTGCTCTATACGGCAACGGATTACTGTTGGGTAGTTTTTCCGCTTCAGGCGCAGGGTCAGCTTTTGAACCAGGCACAGGGCAACTCGTTACGACCTTTAATTCGGTTGCGGTTGGACAAGCGTTCGAACCAGCCAATGGTTCGCTTACATCAGATTTTGTAGCTTCGGGAACTGCCACAACATTTATTCCTGCAACCGGCTCGTTATCGGGTACGTTCTCAAGTAGTGCCACAGGAAACGCAGCACTTTACGCTGTTGGTAATTTGTCGGGCTCGTTTTCCGCAAACGCAACCGCAACCGTATTCTTACCGGCACAGGGTTCAGGGTCTTACGACTTCTCCGCAAGTGGAACCGGCTCGGCGTTCTTGTCTGCCAACGGTTTGCTTAGTTCTGACTTCTCAGCAAGCGGAACTGGAACGGCATTTGAGCCAGCAACAGGAAGTTTGATAGCAAATTACGTATCAACAGCAAACGGTACTGCTGCCCTTTATGCAACAGGAAATGTATCTGGCGCATTTAACACAAACGCTAACGGTTCTGCTGCTTTGTACGGAAACGGTGCATCCACAGCAACGTTCTCTGCTTCGGGAACAGGAACTGGTGCTTTGTATGGACAAGGGGCTTCTTCGGGTTCATTCTCCGCTAATGCAACCGGGTCTGCATTTAATGTTGGTACTGCACAACTGGTTGCAACATTTAATGCCAACGGTGTAGGTACTGGCGTCATTGCTCTAAACGCAGAACTTGTTAGTGAATTCATCGCCAATGCTAATGGTTTTCAGATTTTTATTGGTACTGGAAATGTAAATAGCTCATTCTCCGCAAACGCAAATGGAACAGTATTTTTACCAAGCTTAGGCAATTTAACAAGTACATTTAACGCAACTGCAACAGGAACGTCATACATTCCTGCTCATGGAACCAACGTATCTTCGTTCTCCGCCAATGCAGTCGGGGCAGCTTTTGAACCTGCTTTTGGTAACGTAAATGGCTCGTTTGTATCAGAAGCTACCGCAACGGTGTTCATTCCGGGTCGAGGTCAAGTTTCGGCAGAGTTTTTTGCAAATGCAACCGCTACAACGTACCTTCCGGGTCACGGTTTGGTGGCTGTGGACTTCACTACCAAAGGAACGGCAAAAGCGTTCCTACCGGCTTCTGGCACCCTCTCAGGGCAATTCACTACCGTTGCTGTTGGAACATTGGTATTTCCACACCATCCGGGCTCCGTTATCGGTGATTTTAAGACCGCTAGTGTCCGAGGCTCATTTAAGGTAGCCTCTGTGACAGGAGATTTTGAAACGGCACAAGTTCGTGGCAAAGTCGAGATTTTGGTCGAGGTCTAAATGGGTTACAACATTATTGAGGGCAGTACGATTCGCTTTTACACAAGCCAACCGTTTACGTCTATTGACGGAACAATAGTAAATCCTGATGTAGTTACTTTTTCTTATGAAATTCAAGGGCAAACGCCTGTAACTTTTACGTGGACAAATCCAACTGGTGACCCAAGCAACACAATCGTTAATACGGATGTTGGTTATTTTCAAGCGGACATTCAAACTGCTGGTAATGCAGGTACTTGGACTTGGCAATGGTCGGGTCAACCTAACGGCTCAGGAGAAGATGAAACAAATACTTCTGTTGTTGCCGAGGGAACGGTTATCGTTTCCGTAGCTTCTGTGGCGTAACACAACAAGCTATACACACAACTTATACACACAAATTATTGACTTCTCAACGGTCATTTGCTACACTTTTTAATGGAGGTAGTGCAAAGGAGCAATGAATGTCTGAAATTGACTTATCAGAGTTTTATGTAGACAACAAAAAAAGGTGCATTGTAGGTAGAGCAATCGCCACTTTGGAATCAAAAGATGTTGAAAAAATTGAAGCAGCATTGTTGGAAGAAGAAATAACCAACACTTCAATAAATAAGTTTCTTAACAATCGTGGAATAAAAATTAGTGTCGATTCTGTTCGCAATCACCGATACTCTCGGTGCGGATGCAATGGCTGACCTTTCTGATTTTGAGCGAAAGCCAAGACACAAAGAAACCCACCCAACGGGTTGGGAACCATCGTTATCTTGGAATGGTAAAGACGGAACAATTACCGCGCAGTTAGATACTGAACCTGACGAATCCGTTTGGGCTGAACTGATTGCTGATTGGGGATTAGACCCAAGCCGAACAATGGTCGTTGATGGCTCATTACAAATAAGAGCTTGGGACTCTTCACGTAACGGTGAACTTGTCCGCATGAAGTATTACAGGGCGACCATCAAACCTAGAGAAACAACGGTTGATAGAGCTGACGTTGAACAACTTTGCAAACTTATAGAAAAGAAAAAACCATCACAAGAAATTACTAAAATTGGAAACTCTGCTTTCCTTGTATTGCTTAGTGATTGGCAGTTAGGCAAATCCGAAAATGGTGGTTCAGAGGCAACAACGAAACGTATTGTTGACGCCATTGACAAAGCCGTGCATCGTTATTTGGAACTTCAAAAATGTAAACGTGGTGTCTCGGATGTGTATTTAATTGGTTTAGGTGACTTGGTGGAATCCTGTGATGGCTTCTACGCAATGCAAACTTTTCAAACAGATCTGACTGACCGAGAGCAAGACAAAATTGCTCGTCGTTTAGTTATGTATGCGATTGATTCTTTTGTAGATGTAGGTGCAAAAATTATTGCTATGGGAGTTCCGGGAAATCACGGTGAAAATCGCAAAAACGGTAAAGCTTATACAGATTGGTTGGACAACAGAGATTTTGCAACATTTGAAACTGTCGCTGAAATTATTTCTGTTAATCCAGAACGCTATAAAAATGTAAGTATTCCTACTGGTGCTATTAACTCTGACGATTTAACAATGACTTTGGATTTGAAAGGCATACCAGTTTCGTTTGCGCACGGTCATCAGTTCCGTAGTGGTACTAATTCACAAGCAAAAATGGAAACTTGGTGGAAAGGTCAAGCTCTAGGTCGAACCGAAGTTGCTGATGCCGAAATACTCTGTTGCGGTCATTTTCATCATTTTGTATTAAGCGAAGGAACAGGCAGAACAGTGCTTCAAGTGCCAGCTATGGATGGTGGTTCTAAATGGTTTACTTCTACAAGCGGTTCAAGCGCACCTGCTGGAATGGTAACTATGTGCGTAGGAGCAGGAGTTGGCATACGTGGCTGGTCTGACCTGCTAATTTTGTAACGCAAATCATTTCTTACTCGAAATTTGCGCTCAGAAATCCCTAAACAGTCGTGAGATTGGTTGGGGATTTTTGTATTTGCTAGGGTTGAAAATCCTATGGAACTAATCTACAAATGCGAACAATGCGGAACAATCGTCAATTTACACAAAGGTGAGATGAGCAGGATACAATTTAACAAGCTACCGACCAAAGTTTTGGAAGCTAGCAATCATAAATGTCCGAGGAGGATAGCAGCATGAACAACATGGATAGAAACATCTGCCGAACTGCCGTACCAGCAATTATTGGTGCAGCCGTTGCATGGATTACAAAAGAGTGGATGACACTGCCTGCTAATGACTTGATGTACCTAACCCCATTAGCAACCACCGCCTATTACACAGCAGTACGTTTTCTTGAAGAGAAATACCCAAAGGCTTCATGGCTACTTGGTTGCCTACCAGTAAAGGCGACAGATGAGACCGCTACAAAGGCAGCAATACCGTTTCCCATTGGTAACGAAAAAACACCACCGAAAGCCTAAAAGCATGGTGGTACCTGACGTAGGTGACATTGTTTTTGCACGGTCAAATGGCATTATGGGGAGAGCTATACGACTAGGGGAGAGACTTCGTTGGAGACGTGGTTCAAAATGGAATCATGTAGCTATCGTGAGCCATGTGCATAACGGCGTTGCCTACGTCACCCAAGCGGAACCAACCGGTGTTACCAATGACAAAAGACTTAGCACCATTGGCGAATGTTTAATTGTTAAACCACCGGTCACGGTGTCTTCTAAAAAAACCCTTGAATTTATTAGTTTGCAAGTAGGACACAGGTATTCCTTTTTGTCCATTTTGTCTATTTTCTTTGACATTTTGACTCCAAATTGGTTTCCTGCTTTCAGAAGAGACAACACTTGGATTTGTTCGTCTTTGGTGGCTGAATCCTTACGATTTGGCGGTTACCTACATAACTGGGCTGACATTTACACGGTTACACCAGCACAGCTTTTTGAAGCGTTGAGCATAGACAAAAAGCGAACATGATAAGGTTTTACTTGTAAGCACCCATCTTGCTTACCTCCATGAGAAACCCCCTGCCTTTTCCGTCACTTCAAGGCAGGGGGTTTTTCTATGCTCAAAAACTTTTCAAAATCTTTGCAAATTGTCCGTTGAGCGGACACATTGTTGGTATAGTTATTCATGTAGGGCGAAGTCCAGTAGCCGTACAAGGAGAGTATCAAGATGGCAACAGCAACCAAGAAAAACACAACAGATTTTATTTTCACAGCTTACGCTGGCGAAAACGGTTGGTTTGTAACACTTAAGAAGTTCAACGGTATCGAAACAGACCTTGGTCTATACACCAGCATTACAGAAGTATTTAATTTAGTTGCTAACAACAGTTCCTACTCATTAAAGGTAGTGCGCTAATGGAAATCAAAATTACACTTAGCGATTCAGAAGCTTACATACTTAGTCAATTTCTTCGCAAAGAAGGTTGGCGAGATGTAAATGCAGATTGGAAACTCAATCAAATTAAAACGCAAATTGACGAAAAACTATTTGCAGAACGTCCTGAATTATTTGGTGAAGTAGGCGCACAATGAGAGAAGTGGCATTTTTTCTAATTGGGATGGGATTAGGAGCGTGGTTTGTTTACGCATGGGCGAATGGAGCTTTTGATGAATAAAGTCGACCAACACGAACGCCTCAACCTTATGAACAAATACGTAGAGTTACTTCGTCATTGTGTCGAATCAGATGACCTTTACACAATCGAAAGTTCACTTACGATTATTGAGGTTCTTCTTGAAGGCTTTAATAAAGAGTTTCAAAAAGATTTATTGACAGAAAATGATTTAGAAATGCTAATGAAACACATGAGAGAGGAAAATGACAATGCTTGATTTCAACATTAGGAAATGGGAATACTCTGAATTAAACGGTGCGTACATAAACGTGTTTAATAATGAATTCATAATTAGCGGTGCTATTACGCCTGCAATTTCTGAAGATGATTACAACGACTTTTATTTAATGACCGTTGATGTATTTAGCAATGCGGTACGAGTGGGTGAATGGGAACATCAGTACGAAACCATTGACCAAGCTATTGGCGATTTTAAGGAATTTAGTATTGACTATTTCAAAGTGATGGGAGAAAATGATGCAAATCAACTTATCTAATGACGATTTGTTTTTAATCTTAAGTTCATTGGTCGAATGTCAACACGCTGCAACAGATGAGGGTGAATTTGAGGCAGCAGCAGAATACAGGCGTTTGGCTATACGAATTAGAATGTATTTTATAAATAGGGGAGCAAATGAAGTCACATCTGTATGATTTGAAAAATCTTGAACTGAAAGGTCAGCTCAAACAATTTCTAAAGCAAGCTCGAAAAGATGGCAAGTCTTATCGCACTATTGCTTCAGAGCTTTCTGCTAGCGGTACACCAGTTGGCAGAACAGCAGTAGGGGATTGGTGTAATCAATTAGAAAATAAAAAGGAGAGGTAAAGATGGATGGAACAACTGATGAATCACTACAAGAAATGTTTGATGAGTTTGATGTAATTATGAAAATGCATTTTGACAAAATTGACGCTTCGTTAGCACAGTTGAAAAAAACACTTAAAGGAGAGGAATAAAAATGGCAAGATTTAATCTTGACGATTATGTAGATGTGGCAGAACGAATTACTTTGTTTTATGAAAAGTATCCAGCAGGCAAAGTTTTAACCGAACTATTGAATGTAAATACCAACATAGAAAAACAAACGCAATTTATTGTGCAAGCTCATTTATACGATGGAGAAGTTTTGTTGGCTTCTGGTCTGGCAGAGGAGTCATTTTCACCACAAGGGGCTAACGTTACCAGTCCACTCGAAAACGCAGAAACTTCGGCGATTGGCAGAGCTTGTGCAAACTTAGGAATGGCGACTATGCGAAACGGAAAAATCCAAAGACCGTCAAAACAAGAAATGGCAAAAGTTCAAAGAGGCACAAACGTTTCAGAGCTAACACCTAAACAAACAATTTTGCGTGAAAGTCTTTCGGTTAAGTTCCCTGAAAATCCTATGGAGCGTAAAGAATTCATGGAAGCAGTCTTAGACCGTGAAGTGTTGGGCTATAACGATGTATTACCAGACGAAATTGACCTACTAATAAAGGCGTTGAGCAATGCAGATGTTTGAACTTTTAATACCAGACGAGATTTATGACGATTTATTGCAAGCGTCTCAGCGTGAGGAGCTAACATTAAATCAGTTTTGTCGTAAAGCAATAATGGAATACACATACAAAAAAGGGGAAACCGATGAGCAGTAGCATTACGATTAGTGGAAATACAACAAGAGACCCGGAGTTGGTTTTCTTAAATAGTGGGATGGCTTCGGTCAAGCTCAGCGTGGCAGTAAATCGCCGATGGCAGAATAAGAAAACACAAGAATGGGAAGAACGAGTGAGTTTTTTTAACGTAATCGCTTACGGAAAAATTGCTGAAAACATTTCGACTTCTATTCCAAAAGGTACAAAAGTTATTGTTACTGGGCGACTAGAACAACGTGAATGGGAAACTGATAAGGGTGAAAAACGTTCAGTTGTAGAAATCGTGGCAGATGACATTGGCGCAAGTCTTAGTTCTGCACATGTAACGGTTACTCGTAATGCAGCAAGTATTAGTAACGGTTTACCAGCTACACAGGAGTATGCGTTCTAATGCCGAAAGAGATTTGGGGAGATACGGTAAATGCTGTTATGGACGCCTTGCTCGTTAGGAGAGGTGACGCTGAAATTTCCGCAGAAGAAGCTCATCAGATTTACGGTGGGAACCTTGCTACAACTCTTAATAACTTGACACGCCAACAACTTGTGCAAGTAGCTTTATTGGAGGCATACGCCATTATTGAAGACATAATTGCCCAACAAGCAGATGAAAAAGTAACTTCGATAAATAGAGCAACTAGGAGAGCTAAAAAGTAGCGAGTGGACAATGACGATTGGCGTAATAGAGCAAGTTGCCGAAAGACGGATAAAAAGCACTTCTATGCTCATGAAGAAGGAGATAGGCTACCTATCCCTGAATTCGTTATTGCATTATGTCAACAATGTCCAGTAAATCAACAATGCCTTGATTATGCGTTGAAGTATGAAGGCTATGGATACTGGGCTGGTACTACGGCAAAGGAGCGTCGGGAGATACGCCAAGCCAAAGGTATCGTTATTAACCGTTCCGATAGTAAGTTGAGATTTTCTAGTGATTGACAAGATGGGTGACAATGAGTATTTTCGTTCAGAATTACATTTGGCGGTTGGAGTTACAACCAAGTGTTAAGTATGTAGCTATTGCGTTAGCCGACCACGCACATGATGATGGGCAAGAAGCTAGACCCTCACAAGATTTTTTAGCAAATAAGACCGGACTAAGTGTCCGCCACGTTCGTAGATGTCTAAAAGAATTAGTCGAGTTAGGCATCATCCGAGTAGTCAGACCAGCAGGAAAAGGTCGTTGTACCGTGTACGCATTTACACCACCAAAAGAAGGTTTTGGGCGGACATTTGGAACTGTTGGGCGGACATCTAAGACAGTTTGGGAGGACATGCAGGTACCCCTAACTATAAAGAACCTTAATTATAAAAAAGAGGAAGCAACATTTACAGATGAAGTCCGAATTGCAGCACTTGCGGAGATAAGAAAAACCCTGCGTTCTCCTCGGTCTCGGTAATCAGTTATCGTGGAGGAATGGCAAAAGGTGTTGGAACATTCAAACAAGAGGATTCACCAGACGCACCCCTACCTGAGCTTGTTGAGATTATTCAAGAACTACAAGAAACTGACCGTTCCATTTATTGGAGGAGAGGATGGAATGAACTTACAATTATTCCTTCTCCAGACCAATTTTTGTTACACAACATTGAAGACCATTTTGACGAGTTCCGAACCTTACTGCCCGGTGTCTGCGATGGGTGCGGAGTTTGGGTTGTACGGCGTTGGGAATCCTATTGGGGGGCTCACCCTCACTTTTGCAAACGGTGCCTTAATTCAGCCGTACACATCTTTGAAAAGACGGATAAATGGCCTTCTGCCGAGATACCTGATGGTTTGACGTGAAACGGTCAAGAATAAATCCAGTTTCAAAAAAACGTAAAGCTTTAACTTCCGAAAGAAATCAAACTCGTATGGCGGTTTTTTCTCGTTCATCTAGGTGTGAAGCTAACGTGGAACCAATTTGTTCGTATCACGCTACTGACGTTCATGAAATTAAAACCAGAGCAAGAGGCGGTTCGATTACCGACGTAAACAACTGTCTTGCATTGTGTAGAAATTGCCATAGGTTTATTACAGACAATCCGGCATGGGCGTTAGAACACGGTTACGTCGTACATGCATGGGCAGGAGAAGCGGAAATGCTTGCAGCAAGCAGAGCTAGACGAGCTTGGCAATTTGGGGTTGTTGGTTATTTATCTAATGACGAAAGTTTTTAGCCTGTTGTCAGGGGAACAACTTAAATCATTAGAACTTGAAAAAGACTTCCAAGAACGAGTTTGTACGCTTGCTCGTTTGAATGGTTGGAAAGTCTATGCAATACCCGATTCAAGGCGTGCCACCCTTGCCGGGTATCCAGATCTGACGATGTGGCACGTAAAACAAAAAAGAATTGTTTGGGCGGAATTAAAAAGGGAAAAAGGCAAAACCTCACCGGCACAAGACATGACAATTCAAGAGCTACAAATCGTTGGTTGCGAGGTTTATGTATGGCGACCTTCGGATTGGGATGAAATCATAAAAATCTTAAAAAGATGACAATGTGTCCGTCAAGCGGACAACCTGTTGGTATAGTGGAGAGGTAGCGGGAAGTCCAGTACCAATACATGGAGGCAGTAAAGATGACCAATTACCAAATAAATCAAGAATCATTAAAAGATGCAATGCGTGAAATTGCACGTACACCAGAAACCGTATCGGCAGAATGGTATGCGATGTTCAAAGAATTAACACTCGTTTACGACGGTATAAGTCAATGCGAATTGTATTGCTCAAAAAATTGTTTAATTTTAACTCACATCAAAAACGGTGGCTTAACTTCTGAAATTGAAGAATCAAATGTAGTTTATGTTGCAAATCAATGGAGCAAAGATTTTATAGACGAAATTGTTGCAGAACAAAACGGAAAATGTATGGGTATTTGTTCATCATTAATTAAGCAGGTTAACTAATGCAGACATTTTTACCGTATGAAGATTTTGTAAAAACTGCTTCAGTTTTAGACAGGCAACGATTAGGCAAACAACGTGTAGAAACTTTGCAAGTTCTAAAGGCTTTAGTTACACCTAATTACGGTTGGCGTAATCACCCAGCAGTGAAAATGTGGCGTAACTATGAATTTGCATTGCTTGATTATCAAAAAGCAATTTGCAATGAATGGGTTAATAGAGGTTACAAAGATACGTGCTTTGAAAAATCAGAAGCTTTACTTGATAACTACCCACGTAAAGGATTTACACCTTATTGGTTGGGCAATCCTGTCATACATAAATCACACCAAAGCAATTTGTTACGAAAATTACCGGAACATTATTCGCAATACTTTAACGATGTACCAAACAACCTTGACTACTATTGGCCAAAGGAGGCAAAATGAGAACCTATAACAACATTCAGGAAATTATTGACCACAATTTTGAAGCAGGTCAATTCTATTTTAGTGAAGGCGCAATGCGGTTTTTTAATTCCGTTGTAGCTCCAACGCTTTATGGTGAACATCAAAACATTTTTATAACAAGCGAACAGTTTGATGAAGATACACGCAGAATGTATAGCGTTCATCTCATAGATGAAAATGGAGAAGTCCAAGATTTAAGTGAATTTCAACAATTCAAACACATTAAACAAGCAAAAAAATTCATAGCTAATTATTTAGGGGAGATGGCTAATGCGTGAACCAAGAGGAAATTGTATTCATTGTGACCAACCAATTTCATACGAAGATGTTTCGGGTCAATACATACACAGCGAAGATGGTGTTTTGTATTGCTGGGATGTAACAACTAATAAATGGTCAGAAAATAGTGAGGCTGAACCTAATGAAACCTACGAAAAGGAGGAGGAATGACCACACTTTTTGAAATGTTTGACATAAATGTTGATAAATCAGCCACATTGCAAGACCGATTCAACGCTTTTCATTTAGCAAACCCAAAAGTGTATTCAGAATTACGTCGGTTAGCTCGTATTCTTGTAGCTAAAGGGCATAAAAAAATAGGTATTCAAATGCTTTTTGAACAAATGCGCTGGCAATGGTACGAAAGAACAACAGACCTTTCAGGGTTTAAGATGAATAACAGCTATGCTGCGTACTATTCAAGATTGCTAATGGAGCAAGAACCTGAACTGGCAGGTGTATTTACTACCAGAAACCAAGACAGCACTACCGGAACTCGCAGTTAAAGACTTCCGCAGTGAAACGGCGAACATTGGAAAACCTTGAAAAAATACTTACTTTTTTTCATAATTGCTTTAACTTTTGTATTTTCATTACCAGCAGATGCCAACGTGGATAACGTCACTATTCAGCGACATACGGTAGATACCGTAAAAACAAATAGGTACGTACCACCAGAACCAGTCATACCGCCAGCAATCATGGCGAAGTGGGCGAAGGTCAACATCTGCGAAACAGGTGGCAACTGGCACACTAGGGGAGCTATTTATTCTGGTGGTCTAGGCATTTTAGAAACAAATTGGATGCATTATGGAGGATGGATTTACGGTGCGGAGTACGCAGCCACACCAGCAGAACAAGTGGCAATAGCAATAAAGATTCAAGAAACACACGGATACGCAAATTATGTACCCGACCAAAATGGTTGTGGTCACGGATGGTAAGGGGAAAAATGAAAAAACCACGAATACTTGATTTATTTTGTGGTGCTGGTGGTGCTTCGATGGGTTACCACAACGCAGGGTTCGAAGTAGTGGGCGTTGACATAAATAATCAACGTAGTTATCCCTTTGAATTTCATAAAGCAGACGCTATGACGTACCCTCTTGATGGTTTTGATTTTGTTCACGCCAGTCCACCTTGTCAGGCTTACTCAATTACAAAGCACACACACGGCAAACAACACCCAGACTTGCTTATGCCTACTAGAAACCGTCTGCAAGCTA